ATTTGATTTGACTCCACCAGGCCTGTTTCTCTGCCTTCGTGGGCTGATGCTGGTTTTTACCCAGCTTTTTGAGTTTGCGGCCAGTGTCGGTATCGACGTCCTCACCGCCCAGCGGCTTATGCCCACATTTCGGGCAGACGTACACACCTGCGGGTTTCATGTAGTGGCATTGTGAGCATTCGTGCGGTAACTTTTCGGCCCGTTCCTCAGCTGCGCGGCGCGCGCTTTCCTCCATGCCGTCAGACTTACCGGGAAGATCGTCGTACTCGATTGAATCCGGATAACCCAAACGGTGCACGGTGCCGCTGTGATCGAAGATGAGGCAGGACTCTTTACCCGGTGCGGTGCGCAGGCCACGCCCGAGCGCCTGCAGCCAGCGAATTTCGCTTTTTGTTGGCCTGGCGTAGATGATGCAACGAACGTCACTATCGAAGCCGGCCACCAGAACGCCCACACTAACGATGATTTTCGTTGCACCGGTTTCAAAGCGGTGAATGATGGTCTGGCGCTCATCTACTGGAGTGTCGGCGGTCATGACCTCAGCGTTAACACCCGCCAGGTTAAACTGGATTGTCAGGTAATTGGCGTGGGCTACGTTGACGCAGAAAGCGATGGTAGGCAGATCCCGGCCATTCTCCAGCCAGTTCTGTACGCTGTCGCCCACAAGCGTAGACCCGCACATGATTTCAGCCAGCTGCGTTTCGTTGTAATCGCTGCCGTACTCAAGCGATGCTTTGGTTTTTACGCCTTTCAGATCCGGCTTAGTTGGCGCGTAAAATTCGTATTTACTCAGATCGCCACGCTGGATTAACTCGCCGATGGTGGTCGGCTTAATCAGTCGGTCATAGTATTTGCCCAGGAACGGGGATAACGGAGGACCCGACAGGCCAATCACCTTTACGCCTTTGCCGCGCAGACGTTCGATATCCTTCAGGATGCGTTTTTTACGCAGGTGTGCTTCGTCGATAATCAGCAGATCAATATTTTCAGGAAAAACACGACGAATAAGCGTATCGGCGCTGGCAATCTGAATTTTCCGGTCAGGATCGTAGTTTGGGTGATCCGCCCAGATATACCCGATTTCATCCCCCGGTAGCCCATACTCCACGAACCGATTAGCCGTCTGACCGATCAGGATGGTGTACGGTGCACAGAACAGGACACGCATACCACGGCTGACAAATCCGGCGACGATGAAGGCGGCCAAACCCGTTTTACCGCTACCGGTTGGCGAGTACACCATGAAGGTGTCGTTTGCCTTCCAGTCACGGCGCAACATGTTTAGCGCTCGTTCCTGTGCAAAATTCGGCGTGATCGTCAGCTCCATTGTGCTGCCCCCGTGCTGATGAGATAATAATTTTGTGATGTGGTTTTCATGGATTCCCCCTCACATGGCTGGTGGCCTCCCCAAAGGCTGCCAGCCTCCCTTCTGATTGAGCTCCTCTGAAAAATTCACTCTTCCAGGAAGAACCCTTTTCGTTTCTCAGCGCCTGAGCGCTTTGTACTACCTTGCTGATACAGGCGTTTTTTTAATTGCGCCCTTAAGACAGAGATCTACTTAACCAATGGATCTCTCCTGTTGGAAAAGACCCTATTCCTGCCCCTACACCCAATCCCCCCTTACCCCCCTTTCCCTCTTCCCCATAAAAACGTACTACTTACCTAGTACATATGAGGAGTTGGGTCAGTTGGTTGCCAGCCTGAACAGGCACCTTTAAGCCTGCTCCTGTTCGGATACCTTTAAACCCGAAACAATGAACAGGCGAAGCCTTGTATTTGCTTCATGCCTTGCCCGGTTCTCCTTGCGGTAGGAAACGGGTTCAGCCTCGAACGTCTCCTGATACACGGCTGCATAACGCTGGATAGCTTTTTGTCGTGCAGTTGGTGTCAGGCTAAGTAACTGTTGCTTAATCCACTCGGCATCCGCTTGGCTATGCGACGAAGGCAGCAAATTTAGAGTTTCAACCTGTTGCATTAATCACCTACAAAAAGTGATTACATATCCATTCGTTTTTTGTTAGCCGCATCAAGGCCGAGCCTTAAGTGCGCAGGAATACCATCTTCTGGGGATGGATATAATTCAGGACGAACATCATGCGGTACGATTTTCCAGCCGGTCATTTCACAAATAGGTAAAACATACCGGGGGGGGATTACAGATTTAGAGAACCATTGGTTTACGGCCTGTGGCGAGATTCCCAAGGCTTTCGCAATTGCTCGCTGAGATACAGCGCTCCTCAGTCGAGAACGGATTTTTTCATCCATATGACACCATCAAGTTACAATTGATTTCATGTAAAGGATATCAAGTTTAAATTAACATGCAAGTTAGAATTTACTCATGTACACTTAAAATCAAGGCAAGCTTTACATTTGAGTGTTTTTGATGTTGGAACCACTGCATCAGGAGGGGTAATGAAAACTGCAGAAAGGATTAATGAACTTTTAAGACTCAAAGGCTGGAGTCAGGCTGAACTGGCAAGACAACTGGGTGTAACAGCCCAATCAGTTCAATACTGGACAACCGGCGAGACCTCACCGAGAGGCAAGCGGCTTGCCAGACTATCGGAAATTAGCGGTCTGCCTCAGTCATGGTTCCTTGGTGAATCCGAGAGTCCGAAATTTCCAAGTACGCGTAGGAACGATACCCATGCCGATAGCGTTAGGTTCAGTGTGCTTGATGTCGAGTTTAGTTGCGGTGATGGCTCAAGCGTTAAAGGCGACTTCATTGATGTAGTGAGATCCATCGAACTCGATCCTGAATACGCTCGTCAGTTGGTTGGAAATAGGCCTTTCAAAAATATTGAGATAGGTAACGCCAGAGGCGACAGCATGACACCAACAATATCTCCTGGTGACTTACTTTTCTTGGATAAATCAATAACTTATTTTGATGGTGATGGAATTTATGCATTCTGCTTCGATGGTGAATGCTATGTTAAGCGGCTTCAAAAAATCGGCTCCAAAATGGTGGTTCTTTCAGATAATTCAAACTATCAACCCTGGAGTATTGAGAAAGAAGCATTCAACATGCTTTACATACAATCGAAGGTAATTTCTTCAGTTCCTTTCAACATCAATAGATTCGGTTAACCTTCTGAAATATAACGGGCTTATGCCCGTTTTTTTTTAACCATCCCTCGCTATAATAAATTTTATCAAGTTTAACTTGACGAATTCAAATCCCCGCCATATCCTCTAATCATCAAGTTTAACTTGATTAAATGATAAATTTTCAATCATGACTAGGGGATAACAATATGCGTACAAAGTCCACCACAGAGCTGATTTCAATGGCACAGGCTGTACTGGTTTCTTTAATTGAATCACATAAGGTTATCGAACCTTGTGAGATTGAAGATAATCTTGTGGCTATTAACTCCTTGCTGGTTGATGCCTCAATTTCATCATCTCAAAACCCATCAACAAATAAAGGAAATGATGGACCTTTATCAGCAATAGCAATGCTCGAAGATCTCGCGGCGGAGATCCATGAAAGTACATCATTACTAGAATTAATCTTTAAAAACTCTCCGGATATGGGCGAAACAGACAATGCATTGGCTTGCCTCATACGTTCAATGATCAAGACTGGAGAAAAGGCTTACGGTTACATTTCACAGATAGAAAGTAAGAACAAAATATCGGAGTAAATAACAATGAATAATAACTCTGCAAAAAACATAATCAGCCAGGTCGAAAAGGTAATAACGAATATTTTCGAAAATGGTACGGTTGACAAAGATACTCAAGATGAACTCTTCCGCGCGATGACTCTGTTAGCAGATGCAAACACAGTTCTCAGGGGGCTAGAAGACGCGTTTTTCGTTTCTATTATTACAGCGAAGAAATTGGAGGCAATTTCTCAAGCATTTTGCGAAGGATATTTCACAAATGAAGATAATGAACGCATCGAAACTTATTTAGCAGCGATGATTCATGACTATTCATTGAAATGTTGCAGCGAATTAAAAGATATAGAGACAAAACTAGGCTCCTAATGGTGGAACTATGTATCAAAAAACACTGCCAGTAGACACTTTGACCAGGAATTCAAGGTACGCTCTACATACTGACTTACGTAATATGAATAATATCACTTACTGCCTTTATAAAAGAAAAGGAGAATTGCTTATTCTGGTTGACACTTTCAGCGCCCATAAAAAGCCGAACAAAGAAGCTCAACAAATAATACAGAATTGTCACAGCCTTAAAAACCTCATAAAAAATAGCGTATCAAAGCATTAGGATTCAAAGCGGCAACAAATGCCGTCGATAAACACATCTTGATTTCAATATGGTGAATATTATGACTTTCATCAAAGACAAAACGGCATATAGAACAGCGTGCCTTTATGCGGCGTGTGGTTACGAAGTAATCGCCAGGCTTTATCTTAAAAAAGCCTATGGAGCGTAGATTATGAGTAAACGAACTCCAACGACGGTAAATGCTCGTAACTGGACAGCGCAGGAAATGAGTGTGCATGCCGAGCAGTTGTATTACTTGCTTCAAACAATTTCTGAGAATTTCTTAAAAATGGAAGATGCCCAGCGTTTCGCATTGATTGAAATGGCCTGGAATCACTCATCGGATATTAACGCATGGTTTGGGGCGAACGAAAACAATGATGGATAATTTAATCAACACCTACCGACGCAGAATTTTAAAGGCAGCGTTATTACGCCACCAGCGTAAAACGGGCAGTAACTGCCTTGTTATTAAACTCAATAAAGGCGGCATTAACACGGTCGAGTTAACAGAGATTCTTCTCGATGGATTATTACGAAAATTCGAAAGGCTTGCGATCAGTGAGTACGGGAATGTCGAAGGCGTAAAAGCTATTAAGGGAATTTACAGCAGCGCTGTTGATGTTAATGGCAGCGGTGAATTCCTCACAGATAGCGGAAAGGCATTAATCGACGATCTCATTGCTGAGCTGGTCGAGTTTGCCAAGAAACAAAAATCAGTCACAGCGGAGACAAGCCATGAGTGAGCAGACACCAATTATCACGCACGAACCAGTAAATATCGTGCTGACGATCGAGAACGGGAAAGTTATCCACGCGCGCCCGGTTAAGAACGGAGAGGTTACAGCATCGCTGGAGACTTTTTTATGGATGGCTGAACGCGCCGGTTACACGATCACCCCACCTGCAGGAGAGAAGGACAATGGCCCTGACAGCGATACGAATTCCTGAGTGGGTGCACCTGCAGGCGGTCC